AAAAAGCAAATGAAGCACGAATACCCCAACAGCCCCAAGCAAAAGATTCAAGACTTGGGATTCATGCCGCGCAACTTCAAGCTGTCATGCGTCATTGCTGCCACCTACGACAACAGCGGCAACGAAACGGCAAGCTATCGCGTCAACCGCGATGCGCTACTGGCTGCGCTGGAGGAAGAAGGCAACGGCACACTATCGCACCCATTCTTTGATGCGTCGGTAGAAGTCACAGCTAGGCCATACTCGCTTGATGAGAGCATGAGCAACATTGGCCGCGCCGACATATCGCTAGAGTTTGATTATTCAGCCATCAAGGCAGTGCCCAAGCCAACGGCGACCAGTAAGGCGCAAATCTATCAGGCGAAAGAAAATGCCAATGCTGCGGCGTCTGATTCGTTTGTTAAGAAATTGGCAACGTCTACGGTAGATGGCTATAACTCCGCGCTTGGCGCTGTGAATGGCTTTACTGACTCTGTGCTGTCAACCGTGCAAAGCTGGCAGGTATCGAGCGGCTTTGATACTTTCTCGCAATCCGTGGCGGATATTGTCTCGACGGCATCCGAGGTTATCCGGCAGCCGCAGCAACTGGCCGACTCCATCACTGGCGTCATGTCATCGATTAGCAGCCTGTACTCTGTGCAAGGATCAAGCGTAAACGTATTGCAGCAATTGTTTGGCTTCGGCGATGATTTCGTCTACAAAAACGAAACGACATACCAGAGGGCGCAATACAATGACTCGCAGCAGGCAATATCTGAGATTGTCCAAACGCAGGCGCTTAATGAGGCTTACAATTCAGCCGCGCAAATTGATTACACGACGATTAACCAAATAGAAGCCGTGCAAGCGGGGCTAGAGGCGCAATATCAAAATGTTATCGCGTTTGCCAATCAAGAAACGCTTGATGCCGTGTCTACGCTTCGTCAGCTGGTTAATTCCTATCTTGAGTCGGCCAAGCTCAATGAAGGCCGCTTTGTTGATGTGGTAACGCCAACGCTGCCGGCTTCGGTTATTGCCTTTCGTTACTACGGCAATGATGTTGACCTGTACGCCAAGGCGTCAATCATCGTGGACATCAACGCGCCAGACTCATACGACACCAGCTTTCTTTCTGGCGATATTCGAGTGATTACGCAATGAAGCGGATGGTAGTTAATGGCCAGCCGTTTGAGGATTTCACGCGCGCCAGTGTGCAGAAAAGCATAGACAGCATGGCGGGCAGCTTCAGCTTTCAAGCCACATGGGATGAAGGGCAACCGTTCCCGATTCCGCGCGCGGCCAGTGTGCAGATTTACATAAACGATCAGCAGATTATTGATGGCTATGTGGAGCGCATCAACCCGCAAATCTCAGTCGGCGGCGGCAGCATTGAAATATCAGGACGCGACAAAACCAGCGACCTTATAGACTCCTCGCTGCCGGCCAATGCTGTGCAAGTGGTGGCGGGCATTAGCTTTGAGGAAGTTATCCGGCGCGGCATTGCGGCCATCGGCTCCAATGTCGGCGTTATCAACAATGTGCAGGGACTTGAGCCATTCGGCAGTGCCGACGTTATCAGCAATGAGGCGGGAGAGAATCTGTACTCTTTCCTTGATACGCTTGCCAAGAAAAAGCAGGTATTGCTGACCACGGATGGCGCGGGCAACATCGTTATCACGCGCTCAAGCTCGCAGCAAATCAATTTCGAATTGCGCAATCTGGATAACGATGAGCAAAACACCATCACCGTATCAAGCGTCAGCATTGACGATAGCAGCCGGTTTCACACTTATGCTGTGGTGACGCAAGGCAACGTGACGGGGCTGACATTATCGGGCGGCAGCTTCTCGCCTGGGGATGTGGCCAATACGTCTAGCGTGATGGTGACAGATAGCGAGATTCGCGCAGGGCGTACCTTGTACCTGAATGCCGATGAGAATATGTCTTCTGCTGATTGCACGGCTTTGGCGCAATGGGAGGCCAATATCAGGAAGGCCCGCAGCCGCAGCTATAGCTGCACGGTGGATGGGCATTCTGATAATGATGGGCAGATATTCCGGCCCAATATGCTAGTGCCAGTGATGGATTCCTCGGTCAACGTATTTGAAACGATGCTGATTAGCTCTTGCCGCTATGAGGAGTCGGTAGACGGCGGCGACGTGACCTATCTGGAGTTGGTTCACAAGGATTCCTATACACTGCAACTCACTGAGCCACAATCTCAGAAAAATGCGGAGACGTTTTGGGAATGAATGATAAAAAGGTAAAGCTAGCGCAAATCCTGAGCAGCGACGATAGCAACAGCGGCGCTCCTTTGCTCATGCTGCAAATCAATGGCGGCGAGAGTCTGGGGGTGATGGTGCAGCCCTATGGGATTACCAGTCTGCCACCTAACGATACGTTTGCCGTGGTGCTGCCCATCAATGGCGAAGAATCCAACAAGATGGCGCTCGCCGTGGATTTGGCGGGACGGCAGAAAAACCTAAAGCCTGGCGACGCCGTGCTAGAAAATACGGTGACAGGGGCTTTTATCTATCTGGACTTTAACGGCGACATCAACATAGTCGCGCCAAATCGCAACGTGAATATCGCAGCGGCAACGGTCAACATCACGGCCAACGTAAACATTACCGGCGGATTCACCGTCAACGGCAAAAACCTATCTGAAACGCACTTCCACATAAACAGCGGCGGCGTTGGAAACGGCGGGGTAGTGGGCTAATGGCTAAATATGTAGACGTGAAGCTGACCGACAACGGCGACTATTTTGACCTGACCATCGGCGCGGATGGCGACTTTGAGCGCGTAAACTCCTTTGATACGGCAATCCTATTGTCGCTACACTGCGAGCGCAGGGCCAGCGAGTCAGAGGTGGAAATCCCTGAAATGCGGCGCGGGTGGATTGGAAACTATTATCAGCTCGTGGAATTAGGCTCCAAAATGTGGCTGCTATATCAAGCCCGCTTGACGCAATCCACTATCAACCGTTGCCGCACCTATCTACAGCAGGCATTGTCTTGGCTAACGGATTACAGCTATGCGCAGCAAGTGACAGCGACCCCAACGCGAGATATAGAAAGCGGGCGCATGGATGTGGTAATTACCATCCGTAGAAATGATGACGAAATCGAAACGCTAAACTACGCGCTTTGGCAAAATACAGGGGTATAACATGGCGCTGCCGCTACCGACAAACCCGCAGCAACTGCAACAACGGACGCTAGCCGATTTGCAGCGCAACCTGCCGACCACGGCAAACCCTTTCTTGCCTGAGTCTTGGATGGGCGCGCAAGGCATCGCCAACGCTAACCGCGTGTTTGAGGTATACAAGCAGCTTGCCATCCTTGAGCAAGAGGCCATCCCCTACACGGCGGATCTGACGCTAGACCAGTGGGCGGCGGTATGGGGCAAGACGCGCAATCCAGCAACGGGCGCGACTGGATGCGTAGTGTTCACCGGCACGGCTACCACTGTCGTACCTGCGGCTACCAGTATCACGGCGGGCGGCATCGTCTACACCACGGACACTGACTGCACAATCTCAGCTAACAGCGTGACTCCTGCGAGCATTACGCGCGTGGGCACAAAGGCCACTGTGACGCTATCCACGGAAGCCAATAACATTTACGACGGTATGACGGTGACGATCTCAGGCGCTACGCCATCGCAATACAATGGCACCTACACCATCACCCTAATCAGCGGCACGCAATTCAGCTACACAATGGCCAGCGACCCTGGCGCCAGTGCCTCGCCAGTGGGCAGTGTGGCCTATACGTCCGGCTTTGCTTGCGTATCCACAACATCAACGGGCGCAGCCACTAATCTTGACGCTAGCGCGCGCTTGACGCTATCCACCCCCATTGCCGGCGTCAACAATGCCTGCTACGTCAATTACCAAGGATTGCAAGGCGGCTCGGATATTGAGGGCGATGATTCGCTGCGCGACCGCATGCTGTTCCGCATACAGAATCCGGTGGCCATGTTTAATGTGGCGCAGATTATCGACACAGCCAAAACCGTGGCGGGCGTCACGAATGTATTTGTTTTCGAGAATAACCCAGCCGTTGGGCAGGTAAAGATTTATTTTGTGCGGACTAATGACGTTTCGCCCATCCCGAATGCGTCACAAGTCAATGACGTCAATGATGTGATTCAGGCAATCAGGCCGGCCACCACATCGGCTGCTAACTGTGTCGTGCTAGCGCCAACGCCAGTCAATTGCTCGTGGACATTCACGGCACTTTCTCCAAATACTGCATCCATGCGCAGCGCTATTCAAGAGTCTCTCAAGGCGCTTTGTCTGGATTATGGCGTTGTGTCATCGGCGCTGACGCAAGACCAATATCGCTCAGCCATCGTCAACACTATCGACACCACGACGGGCGAGCAATTGGCTAGCTTTACGCTGACCACGACGGGCAGCTTTGGCGGCGCTGCCGGCCAATATCCCGTATATAGCGGCGTGACATTCCCATGACGGTAGACATTTTTCACAGCCACACGCTTGAGCAGCATACGGACGCGCTCGCCGCGCACTTGCCTAGCGGGCGCGTGTTTGAAGCGGCTGTGATTGACGGCTCAGTGATGCGATTGTTACTCAAGGGCTTGTCAGTGGCTCACATGGATTTGGAGTCTATGCTTGTGCTATTTGGGCGCGAGCTTGACATTGCCAACACAACCTACCTGCTAGATGGATGGGAAAAAACAGTCGGCATTCCCGATGCTTGCTTTGGTGTTATCGGCAAAACGATTGAGGTTAGGCGTCAACAGGTGTTGATTAAGTTGGCATCGCTTGGGGTGCAAACGGCGGCTGATTATGTTGCGCTTGGCGCGATGTTTGGCGTCTCGGTTATTGTGGAGCAGGGCGACAACAATACCCAAGGCTGGACTGGCGCGAGCGGGCTAGAGGAGCGCAATACCATCATCATCGTCTATGACACTGTGACGGGTGATGCCTTCTTTGATGGGCCGCCATTTCCAAACCCGCCAGCAACGCAATCAGTAGACGGTTTGCCGTTTCATGCTGCGGCTAGTGTGTCAGACTATGCCGGCTTTCGCTTTGGGTCTGCGGGCATTGCGACGATGGAGTGTTTATTTGAGCGGCTGCGGCCCGCTAATAATCAGATTATTTATTTCAGGGGATAAGTCATGCAAGACTTAAACGACAAGATTAACGACGGCGGCGCAACGGCTAACGGCGTATTGCCTGCTGAGCAGTGGAATGAACTTGCGTCAGAATTGCAGAATGCGATTACGTCAACCGGCGCAACCTTGTCTGGCGCTGATTTGCTGCAACTGGTTAAAGCCATTGCACTCTACGCGCACAAGGGCAACTATTACACGGCGGGCGGCACAGCTAACGCTATCACGCTGACCCCTATTGGCTCATACAATGCGCCTACGACGTACACCGATGGCATGCAGGTGCGATTCATTGCGGGCAGCTCAAACACTGGCACAGTGACCGTAAACGTCAACGGCATAGGGTCATCTAGCTTGCTTGACTATGCGGGCGCTGCACTAACAACGGGGAACATTTATTCTGGCCGACAATATACCGCCACCTACAAGTCTGCATCATCCGCGTTCCTTTTGGATTTCTCGACAGACGCGCGAGAAGTGTTGATTGCTTCCGGCACATTTTCAGGGTCATCATCATTGCAGCTTGTGCTGAGTACGCTTGACCCCGTGCAAGCGACAACAAACGAATATCGCCTGATTGTTGACCATAGACCGTCTGTAAACGCGCAGCCAGAATATACGATCTCAAGTAATGCTGGGTCGTCTTACGCGACGACAGGCTATTACACGGCCAACTACGGCGTAGACACCAGCGGCACAACGTCCTCATATCTGTTTGCCAACGGCGCATCATTCCAGTTTCAGGAATCTGGCGCTACTGCTACAGCAGGCTACCTAGCCAGGGTTGAGGTTCGTATGCTGTCAATGAACACTGGCACGTCTGTTATACCTCGATGGATAAACGATAGGTGTATGTATTTCAACTACACATTCAGCCAGCTAGAGCAGAATAATGGCGCAATGATGAACACAACAGCCGCAGACTATGATGCTGTGAAATTAACAATGCCGTCTGGCAATTTTGCAGAAGGCTATTACAGACTTTACAAGATTCGCTAACATGATTACCGGCGACAAGGACGTTGACACACTGGCGCTGACCATTTGGGCTGAAGCGCGGGGCGAAGGTGTAGCAGGCATGGAAGCTGTCGCGTGGGTGATTCGCAACCGCGTTAAGACGGACATCGGCAGGGATGGTAAGCCGGATTGGTGGGGTGAAGGTTACGAGGGTGTCTGCAAATGTAAATGGCAGTTTAGTTGCTGGAATGCCGGCGACCCTAACCGCAAGTTTTTGGATAATCCCAAGCTCATATTGCAATCGCAGCTTGCGCTAGCTGTGAAAATTGCGCGCGCGGTTGTTGGCGGCATGGTGCCTGACCCAACGGCAGGCGCTACGCATTACTACGCCACCACAATGCCATCGCCGCCGGCTTGGGCCGCTAAGCTGCGATTCATAAAACAAATAGGCCGCCACCGCTTCTACGTCTAAAGTTATGGCATGTTATACCCCAGTCGCATAACATGCCAAGAAAGCTATAGCGCGTTGATTTTATTAGGCGGCCAGAATGTTTTACACCAATGCCACTAATTAGCGTTAGGTGCTTGCGGCGGCCTTATCGGGCCAAGCCACAAGGCTCCAGCCCATATGTCGCGCTCATCGCTGCAGGTTACTGGCGCAGAAAAATC